ATTATTATTAGTTATATATTATATTATATATATTATTATATATTAATTAATATATATTATATATATATATATATTAAAGATCTTATTATAACAGAAGAAGTTCATTCTGTCAAGTAGTTTTTTCACTTGAGGTTCAAAAACCGAAAGTCTTCTTAAAATACCCAATCTTCTTAGAAATAGGAACGCAGTGATATTTCTCTTGACATTCTTTAAAAGTTGTGATATAATTGTTATATAGATGTAATATTGTCTCCTTAAAGGATAAAGATGACCGAAGAGTTTAAACCAGTGGATATAGAGATTGTCGTAGCCGAAGCTACTCCTGAAACTATTACTCAACCAAAGAGGGGTGGTAGAAGACCAGGTGCTGGCAGACCAGCTCTAGTTCGTTTGAATAAAGAACGAATGGCTCAAGGGTTAGAACCCATCGAATACAGAAAAAATAAAATCATTAAGAAACGGAAGAGTGATGCTATTCTTCCTGAAAGTAAGAAAGCTAGATCTCAAGAAATCTTAGCTGAGATGTTAGGAAGACAAAGTAAATACATTGTTCAAAAGGTTTTAGATAAAGCCCTGGATGACACTGATGATGATCAGATGGCTTGTCTTAAAATAGTCATGGATAGAGTAATCCCAGCTGACTACCTTGCAAAAGCTAAAGGCAATAATAAAATAACCATTCAAATAATGGGGGTAGGTGAAACAATTATCCATTCCTCCGAAGAAGATCTCCCTGAAACTATAGATGTTGACTATGAGGAAATAAAACCCCAAGATGGATGAAGAAAATAAATTTACCCCCTATGCAATTATACCTACTCCTACCCAAACATTTGGTGAGCAGGTAGGTCCTTTGTATGCAAGTGGGTATGCCAATCCAAAAGAAAATAAATTAGGTGGAAGATTAGAATACACTAGTGGTGATTTAGTCTTAGGAGCTAATAAAGCTCTTAATGAAAGTGGTATGCTAGATTTTTCTACTGAGAACCTTAAAGGAACTTTAGATAAAGCAGGGTATGATGTTTCAGCTTCTACAGGGGAACTCAATACAGAAGTGGGTTATTCTAGTAGAGCAAAAACTCCCTATGTAAATTATAAAGGGAATAATCTTAGTGTTAATGCCACTTCTAGTGATATTAAAACTGGAGTCACTGTAGATAATTTTACAGCCAATAGCATATATGCTCGAGGACAAAACCCTTACTTTGATGCAAAAGTTGATTTAGGTCCTGCAAGTCTTGGAGGTTCCTATTCTAAAGATATGGGATATTCCACTAATGCTAATGTTAAAGTAGGTGGGTTAAACCTTGGTGTTGATTATAACCAGTATGGTGGTCCAGCATTAAATGCAAACTATCAGCAATTATTTAAAAATGGCGTAATAGATGCTAATGGGCAACTTACTCCTGAAGGTTATAATTTAATGTTACAAGGAACAATTAATTTCTAGTGGCAAACCTGCAAGTAAAATTACATGAGAAACAATTAGAAGTCTTTAATGACAAAACTAGATTTCGAGTTGTAGCCGCAGGAAGACGATTTGGTAAGAGTAGATTGGCTGCCTGGATGCTTCTTATAGAAGCGTTAAAGAGTAAAGAGAAAGATGTATTTTATGTAGCTCCTACTTACCAACAAGCTAAAGATATTCTTTGGGGACTTCTTAAAGAGTTAGGGCATGAAGTGATTGCAAGTGCTCATGAAAATACTTCTATCCTTACTTTAATTAATGGTAGAAAGATTTTTTTAAAGGGAGCTGATAGACCTGACACACTTCGTGGAGTTGGTCTAGCATTCCTGGTAATAGATGAATATGCGGATATTAAACCTAATGTATGGGAACAGATCTTACGACCAGCATTAGCTGATGTACAAGGTGGTGCTCTTTTTATTGGAACTCCAAAAGGAAGAAACCATTTTTATGAATTATTTAAATATGCTGAAAGTAATAAAGATGAAGAGTGGAAAGGTTTTCATTATTCCTCTTATGACAATCCTCTTATTCCTGCAAAAGAAATTGAAGCAGCAAAACTATCAATGTCAAGTTTTGCGTTTAGACAAGAATTTATGGCTTCCTTTGAAGCAGCTAGTAGAGATATCTTTAAAGAAGATTGGATTAAAATAGATGAAGAAGAACCTGATGATGGTCGTTATTTTATCACAGTTGACTTGGCTGGCTTTATTAATGTCGATAAAGAGTCGGGTAATAAGAATAGTAAGCTGGATGAAACAGCTATAGCTATTGTTAAAGTTACAGACGAAGGCTGGTGGGTAGCTAATATAAAACATGGCAGATGGGATATTAAAGAAACTTGCTCTCAAATTATGAGTGCTGTTGTTCAATATGAACCAGTTGCTGTAGGTATTGAAAAAGGAAGTTTAAAGAATGCAGCACTTCCCTATCTTATGGATTTAATGAGAAGACACAATCATTATTTTAGAATAGATGATGTCACTCATGGTAATCAAAAGAAAACAGATCGTATAGTATGGGCTCTACAAGGTAGATTTGAACATGGAAAAGTTACACTTAACATGGGAGACTGGAACAATGAGTTCATTGATCAGTTGCTTAATTTTCCTAATCATTTGCTTCATGATGACTTGGTGGATGCTTTAGCTTATATAGATCAAATACAAATTGTAGAATATATACAAGAGTACGAACAAGAAGAATACCAAATATTAGATGCAGTCTCGGGTTATTAAAAGGAAAATATACATGGAACAAAATAAATTAGTTGAATGGGTTTTAAAGTATGTTGAAGACTGGAGAGATCACAGAGATAATAATTTTCTTTCTGATTGGAAAGAATATGAAAGACTTTGGAGAGGTGAGTGGGCTGCTGAAGATCGTTTAAGAGATTCAGAACGAAGCCGTATTACTTCCCCAGCTTTACAACAAGCTATTGAAAACCATACAGCTGAAATTGAAGAGGCTATCTTTGGTCAAGGAGATCATCTCTTTAACATTGAAGATGATATGAATGATAAAGAGCCACAAGACATTGAGTATCTTAAAGGATACATGAAAGAATGTTTTAAAAAGAACAAACTTAGAAAAGCAGTTGGCGATGTTACTCTTCTTGCTTCTATTTATGGAACTGGTATTGGTGAGATTGTTTTAAAGAAAACAAAAGAACTTGTTCCAGCTACTAGACAAATGCCTGAAGTTGGTGCTATTGCTGTTGGTGTAGAAGAAAGAGATAAAATTAATGTCATCTTAAAACCAATTTCTCCTCAAAACTTTTTAATTGACCCTACGGCTACTTCTATTGAAGATGCCCTTGGTGTTGCCATTGAAGAATTTGTTTCATCACATAAGATTGCTGAAGGCGTTAAAGCAGGAATTTATAAAGAAACAGATGTAGAGGATGATGCTGCATCTAACAAAGATATAGAAGCTTCTTGGATTGACCAAGAAAGTTCTGATGATAAAGTAAAAGTCTTACGCTATTATGGTTTAGTTCCACTTTCTTTACTAGAATCTGTTGACAATGATGTTGTTGATATTTTAGGAAAGAAGAATGAAGAAAAATCAGATTTAATGGAAGAGTATGGCGACTTAGTAGAGGCTATTGTTATTATTGGTAATGATAGTCAATTATTAAAAGCTGAACGAAATCCTTACATGATGAAAGATCGTCCTGTAATTGCTTATCAAGATGATACAGTGCCAAATAGATTTTGGGGGCGTGGTGTAGCTGAAAAAGGTTACAACATGCAAAAAGCTATTGATGCTCAACTTCGTAGCCACTTAGATTCATTAGCCTTAACCACTGTACCTATGATGGGTATGGATGCAACTCGACTTCCTAGAGGGTCTAAGTTTGAAATTAAACCAGGTAAGAGTGTTCTTACTAATGGTAATCCTGCTGAGATCTTAATGCCATTTAAATTTGGTCAAACAGATGGTGGAAACATACAAACAGCACAAGCTTTTGAAACTATGTTGTTACAAGCCACAGGAACTCTAGATACACAATCTACACAAACACAACCTGCTGGTGGTGAACTCTCTATTACTCTTTCTAGTATTCTTAAAAAGAATAAACGAACATTAGTAAACTTTCAAGATCAATTCCTTATTCCATTTATTGAAAAAGCAGCTTGGAGATTTATGCAATTTGATCCTGAACATTTCCCAGTTAAAGATTGGAAATTTATTCCTTCTTCAACACTTGGAATGTTAGCAAGAGAAGTAGAACAAATGCAATTTATGAATTTAATGAAAACTTTAGGTCCTGATAGTCCTTTAGTTCCTATATTAATGCGTGGTGTTATTGAAACTTCTAGTTTAGCTAATAGATCTCAACTTATTGCTATGCTTGAACAGCAAATGCAACCAAACCCACAACAACAACAAATACAACAAATGGCTATGCAGCTTCAAATGCAAGATGCACAGGCTAAAGTTGAGAAAACTATGTCAGAAGTTCAAGTTAATAAGTCAGTTGTAGCTAAAAATGTGGTAGATATTCAAACAAAACCTCAAGAAACACAGGCTAAATTGATGACTGCTATCTCTACAAACCTACCAAATCAAGATGATAAAATAGCTGCTGAGTTTGATAGAAGAGTAAAAATAGCTGAATTAATGCTAAAAGAAGCTGATATGGATCAAAATATGGAGATTGTCAAGCAACAAATGCAACCTAACAAGAATAACTTGACAAACCAGTAATTGTATGATATAATTGTTATATAACCTCTCATTATACACTACTTTTAATAAAAAGGCAATAGATGGAACGAGAATTACAAGAATACTACGAAAATAGATTTACTACTATGGCTACCCAAGGGTGGATAAATATTATAGAAGATGCTCAAGATCTTTTTGATGTTTATAATAAAATAAATACAGCTGATTCGTTTGAAGAGTTTCATAAACGAAAAGGTCAACTAGATATACTTCAATGGCTTCTGTCACTTAAAGATGTGTCAGAGCAAACCTATGAGGAATTAAAAAATGAAGAAGTTATTTGAGTTTAAGTGTTCTTCATGCGAAAGCATCTTCGAAGAACTTACAGAATACAAATTAATTTCAACATGTCCTTCTTGC